TGTATGCGTTTGGATTTCCCGCCTTGCTTATATCAACATATCTGACCATGTCTCTTTTATCTTGAGATACAATCTCATGAACAACGGCATAGTCATACATAAGACCCCACATGATTTTTAAGGTTTTGAGAGTGGGAGTGTTTTTGCCGGAATTATCGACGACATTTTGCAGATGGTCGAGTTTGATTTCAACAAATTTCATTTTCCAAAGGTCTTTTGATGTATTGAAAGCTGCTTTATAACCGTTCGTGTCCTTGATCTTCTCAAAATGAATTTCTGACCATCTCTCATATACCTCCTCGAAAGTAATTGTTGCAAGATGCAGGTCGAAGGGGTCTTTGTTGTATTCTGCTAATGCAGTAAGTGCCTCTTTACGGGTCGGGTAATATCCGACGACCGTGTATAATTGTTTTGATTTACCTGTTTTCGGGTCAATTTCCCATCCTTTTGTCTTTTTGGCAACATAAGGATTCCGGCGATTTCCCAAAAGTTTGTAAACCGTTCCGAATCCGTTCGGTAGTTTCATAAAATCACCATCCTAAAAAAGAGTATAAAAAATAAAACCAATGCAAAAAGCACGGTTTTATGATAGAATGGTGTTTGCAGGAACATTCTGTCGGTGCTTTTTGCAGGAGCATGAGACGGAGGTTTCACAAAGGCGATTCACGTTGCAGCGTGGGTCGTCTTTTTTTATGCGTTTATTCATTCGCACGGCGGTCTTTTGCGATTTTTCTGTACTTGCGACCGATGATGACACATGCCACACCGCCCACAATAGCAATCAAGCCCCCAACCGGAACAGCGAACAAAAGAAGTATTCCAATAAGTGCGAGGAAAACTCCGAGAACAATCATGAGGATTCCACAAACACTGTATGTATTGGGTGAGTATTCCTTTTTCTGCGGTGCATTTGATGAACTGGATGCAGCAGGATTTCCGTTTGCAGCCGTCAATCCTTTTGCAATGTCGGACACGCCGACGGTAGTTCTGTTATACACTGCGTTGTATGCTGCCTTTTTGGGGTCGTTGACGATTCCCATTCCCTTTTTACCATAAAGGGGATTGACCGCCTTTTTGACCTGCCGTTTGACTTTTCCTGTTGTTCGTGCTTTGATGCTTTTCTTGAGGTTCGGTTTTCTGACACCGTATTTCATGAACGCACCTCCATTTCTATAATTTGCCATTCTGTACACTTTCCTTGAGAAAGGAGGTGTGCGGAATGAAAATCCTTGTTTGGGAAGTGAGAACCTCAAAAGATTTCACACTGATGGAGTTATCGAAGAAATCCGGAATCGGAAAATCTACGATAAACAACATCGAAAACGGTAAGGTGTCACCGACATTGTTTCAGCTTGAAATGATAGCGATTGCATTAGGCGTGAACATCACCGACCTGTTTGAATCCGAATACAAATAATTGTATCATATTGCAGCGGAAATCCGGCAGCATGAGGAACGATTTCCACGATTATGGAAATCAACCTCGATATTTCCACAATCATGGAAATATATGATACAATGCAATTCGGAAAGGGGGTGGTGTTCCCCTTGAATTACAAAGAGGCTATTGTCGAAATAGTCGGGAAGATACATAGTGAACGCATCCTCAAGAGGATATATAAATTCGTTTTGTATCTGTACACCCATGAGACTGGCAGTTGAGAGACTGTCAGTCTTTTTTTGATGCAAATAAATCTATGATTCTTTGAAAAGCTGCGATGTCCTCGTCACTTGCCTCAAGCAGAGCCTTGAACAAATTCTTGCGGGCATCGTCCTCACCTACCATGATGCGGTCAATTCTTTCGAGGAAATCGTCATCAGTATCAATGAACATTTCCCCGTCACCAGTAGTCAACCATATATAGTCAACATTAAATTCACGGCAGATTGATTTGACAACCTGTTCAGTCACGGAATTTTTTCCGTTTTCGATTTGACTGACAGAATTTTTTTTCATTCCTATTTTCTCACCGAATTTTTCAAGGGTAAGACCTTGCGTCATGCAAAATCACCTCCTCTGTTTTCTAAAGCATACCACTGGAAAAGACAAAAATCAATAAAAAAGTTCTTTCAAAGAACAAAAAAGTGTTGACAATGTTCTTTTAAGGAATTATACTGTTCTTACAAAGAACACAGGAGGTACAAAACAATGATGAAATCTGAATTTGAAAACCTTGCAGGTAGAGCAGTAACCGACGAACAGTACAGAGCAATCGAAATATTATACATGAGCAGCAACCTTGAAAAAGCAGAATTTGTGAAAAGTATGAGACCGATGCTCAAGAACATCCCGCAACCGGAAAAGAAAAAAGACATCAAAAGAATGGTAGTGAGAGACCACAGCGGTTTCAGAAAGACACCGAACGGATGCTATTACCACATCGAATATGTTGAACTTGTAGACATCGACATCAAGACAAGAAAATACATCATCAAGCCACTTGAGGAGAAAGATTTCGAGCAGTTGGCAAAAGACGGACACAACCTTGATTTAGACACATGGTTTGATTTTGATTATGAGGATTGCATCGACGAAAAGAAAAAGCCGATTGAACTGAAATATTAAAGCCGAAACGGGGCAGCAGTCGCCCCGTCAGTGTCCGGATGGCAACCGACACTCTGACGATGGCAAGCCGAAAGACAGCGTCAGCGATACCGTGGGAAACATGGCAGCGGTCGCACCTGCTAGAAAGTGCGTGGTCGGTCAACAGGTTTTCGATGATTTTTAAGGTGAAAAGCATCAACACGGTAGACAATGCCGGAAAGTAGGTGGACGGGATGAAAAGACCGAGAGAACCACCAACAGGAGGAATCAAGATGGATATAGGACGAATATTGCCGACAGAGGCAGCAGCAATCCTCAATGTGTCACCGCAATTTGTGAGGGTAGCAATGCAACAGGGAAAACTTCCGATAGGAACGGCGGTGCAGATGTCCTCAATTTGGACGTATCACATTTCGGAAAAACTGCTTGCAGATTATTCCGGAAAGAACATAGAAAAAGAGATTGAGCGAATCCGAGGAGGTGTTGAGAAATGACAAGAAACGAGAAAAAAGCAGTGATCGAGAGCATGGCAGAAAAGTTTATGAATATCGACGACCTCGAGGGGAAGTCAATGACCATCATGGTGATGTCTGCGTATGCCGAGGGTAAGGCAGCAGGAAAAGCAGAGGAGCGTCGCAGATGGGAGCAGAAAGAAGCGGTTGCAGCCGTTTAATGAAAACGCCCCGTCATGGTGGCGGGGCATACATAAAGCAGGAGCATGAGAACAAAAGAAAAAGGACAACCATTGCAGTGGTCGTCCTTGATTTGACTGATTGTGTCAGTCGCTATCACTAAAAAATATTATAGCAAATCTGACACGAAAAAGCAACTCGAAAACGACCGGAAAGGTCGTGAAAATACAGGGTTTTCGGAGGTTTGGGCGTCCTCGTAATAGATAATAACAAGTCTACGAAAACCTATATAGGAGGCATGTGTCAGATGGCAAGAAAGAAAGGGATGCAGTTCATCCCGTATGATTATGAGGCAGCATATAACAAAGCGTTGGAGGATATGCACGAATGGTTCATTGAGAACCTGTTCCAACACAGAAAGAAAGTTGTATATGCCTTGAAAGAGATAACCGCAGGAGATCAGTTTGAGATTGAGATATACCCACAGTTCCGGAGTATGGATGAAGTACCTCCGGAGGGGAGAACTATCAAGAAAGACAATAACAAGGCTCAAAAGAATCTGAATGACAAGAACGCACGGAAATACGTTGAGAGGTTAATCAATGAGAATTTCAGCGACCGTGATATTTGGATGACATTGACCTATGATGACGCACACCTCACGCCGGACGGGGATGTGGATGCAGCAATCAAGAATGTGCAAAAGTACATCCGACGCATCAACTATCAGAGGAAAAAGAGGGGTCTCCCGAACGCAAAATATGTCTATGTGACCGCATACAATCCGGATGCGGAAATCAGATGGCATCATCACATTGTCATGGACGGTGCGTTGGACATGGAGACGGTTGAATCCTGTTGGAAACAGTCAAGCAGGAATGAAGTTCGCAGGTTGCAGACAGATGAAAATGGTCTGTCCGGCATGGCGAACTATATCGTCGAAGAAAAGAACCGTGTTCCGTCGGAAAAAAGATGGAACAGTTCACAGGGATTGAGAGACCCACGAATCAAGGTCGTACACTCCAAGCGTCCGGCAGCAGGAGGCAGCTATAAAAAAATAGGCTCATTTGTTGATGGGATGGTCAAAGACAGGGATTCAATTCCGGAGATTTTGAAAAAGTGGTATCCGGACATGGATTTCACGAACGCAAACGTGTACTACAACGATTTTAATTGCATGTTTTACATACATGCACGAATGAGGAAAAGGAGGCTACAAGGTGAAAAGACGGAAAAGACGGGCAAGACAAGCAAGGCGACGTAATGCGTTTCGTGTGATCGTGGTCGCAGGAGTTGTGACAGCGTTGTGC